GCCACCTCACCAGCCTCACCCACTAGACCAAGAGTGTTCTCAATCAAGCGGGTATCTCCTTTAGTTACAATCTTATCCTCTACCCAATACGAGTAGTCCATAGGTGTAACGTCTATGATCTTGAAGGCATCAATGTCTTCCTGTGTAATCATTCGTAGTCCTCTATCTTTGTTGTAAACCCGTGGTCAATATCTGACAAAGAGCTTAGGTTGTCAACTATTTCATCTGCGAAAGCCTGTATAAACATGTAAGGTGTAATGCCACAGGCGTCTGCTATCTCTTCAATACTGAACCTTTCAGTAATTCGAGTAGTCAAATCCTCATTCATTTAACCATTCCTCTGGTATCTCCTTGTCTGCGTAAAGGAACCCATTCTTGTCACACCAGTCACCATATGAAGACTTAGCACCCTTGTATAACTTGGCACGACTATTACTAAAGACGAACCTGATGTCATGTTCTGTCCCGTATTGTCGTTTAATTTCAAGGTGTTTGCGTCTATCGGCTGCTGTGAAGCGGCCCTTGGTTTCTACTATGATGCCGTTGTGTAGAACAAAGTCAGGTGTGTAAGTCCTGATCTTAAAGTCTTCCCACTTGATCTTGGTCTCTTCGTAGGTGTACTTTACTTTCTTCTTCTTTAACATCTCAGCCGTTTGTTCCTCAAGGCCAGACCTATACCCAGCCTTGAGTGCTCTTTGTCTTGTGGTTAACTTCCTAGCCAATGTCTATCTCCGCAACCCTTGGTTCCTTCACCACCTTGGTGAGGTATATAGGGAACGGTATAGCTGCATACTTGTAACCCTTGAGACCCTGACCATCGTTAGCATCTTTCCAACACTCCTTCTTGAAGTCACAGAAGACGCAGCCAATAGCCAGCTTCTCATTACCTGTCTTGTAGTCAAACTCAACCTCGTAGCACCGTTCAGGTGGTGTGTCAGAGGCTAAGACTTCTTTCAATTCAGTGACACGTTCTTGTGTGTCGGGCAGTAAGTCACTAGATGGCTGGTAAAGAACGAGTGAACCATCCACCTTATTCATAGCCCAGAAAGCTACACCCTTGTTATCAGGGACAGCCTCACTGTAGGCAGAGATTTGCTGCATGTACCCAAATGGATCATCAACAGCTAGGCTTGCCTGAGAAAACTTCTTGAAGGCAGAAGGGGAAGCAGACTTTACATCGACTACATGACCATCAATCACTGCGTCCATGTGTCCTGTAATTCCTGCAACCTTTACCTTGTGTTGCTCATTTGTCACAGTGTGACCAGAAAGTTTAGCTAACGTAAGAAGTATCTCTTCGATGATGTCCCCGTACAGAAACTTGAGTAGCTTGTCACCAGTCATAACCTCACGGCTGTGCCCCTTACTGTCATACCATAGTTGACGAGAAGGTTTACCGATTGCTGATAGACGTAGTGTTGCTCCCTTTTCTGTACGGGGTTTCAAACGAGAACGGAGTAAGTCTTTGAGACTGTCCCCAAAGGTATCAATAACCTTCTCGCTTTCTTCTGTTGATGTGTAACCCTCGGTCAACACAGCATAGACATCTTCGATTAGGGTATCAATACCTTTAGGTTGGTCTGTCATGTTATCTCCTTACTCGAATGCAATTTCCATCTCTTCTGATGGTGCAGCCTCTACAGCTGCGTTAGTCTGGACGTTAGACTTGATGACTGCTGATGGTGCATCGTAGTCCACTAGCTCCATGACCTGACAGAAATCAAAGAACATCTCCTTGGTTTCTTGTTGCATGTCTGAGAGATGACCCAGCTTAATGATGTTACCGTACTGGCTGTTACCGATAGACACAAACATGTTTACCTTTGAACCATTACCGATCAAGTCCTCAGTAGGGTTACCGTTGCTGTCGTAGACCTCACCGTAACGTGTCCAACCACCCCGTGTCTTCTCGTCAAGACCGATCTGAATGAACCTAGCACCATCGAATGTGCTGTCCTTACCTTCCTTTACTTTCTTGTTGAGTTTGAAGTCAGTCATAAGACGTTCAAGCTGATCGTTCATCTTGATTGCGACTGTGTACTCCATCTCTTCTGACATATACTTGTTGGCTGGCTCCTGCAATTTAGCCCAGCTAACTTCAACATCTTTGAGTACGATTTTCTTATCTGCCATGTAATTTCCTTTCTGGCGTTGGTCTATTTGATTATAATACACTGAGTAGAGAACCATGTCAATGGGTTTCTAACCAGTTCTTACCTATTTTTGCCTCACCATCCATAGGACAGTTTAGCTTGAAGAACTTACCAGCATCAACAATAGACTGGACCTGTATCTCTCCTAGTCTGTGAGCTTGGTGTTCGTCAACTTCTGTTTGCCATTCGTCATGAACCCATGCACATTGCTTAAAGTTAATCCCTTCCTTCTTGGCTTGGCGTTGCCAGAACAGATTAGCTAGGCGCATGATGACTGTCTCCCCTCCCTGTAGGTAAACAGAGAGAGCAAGATGCTCACTGCCAATGGATAGGATACGTCCG